GGAGACGGCGGCGTGGAAGGCGGCCTCGGCCTCGTCGAGGCTGCGCTGGAGCTCGGCGCGGCCGGCCTCGGTCGAGGCGTCGGGGCGTTTGGCGCGGGCGTGGCGGGAGCTCATCTCGAAGATCTGCGCGCCGTTCGCACCGGGCTGGACATGGGCCGCGGCGGTCAGGGCCACGCCGATGGAGCCTGCGACGGCGCCGGGCGTCATCACGATCTCGGTGGCCTGCGAGGCGAGCCAGTAGGCGGCCGAGGCGGCCAGTGGCGAGACGAGGGCATGGACCGGCTTCACGGCGGCGGCTGTCGCGATGGCCTCGGCCGCGGCCTCGATCCCGCAGACGAGGCCGCCCGGGCTGTCGATCTCGAGCACGATGGCGGCGGCATCCTCGCTGGCGGCGAGATGCGCCAGCGTCTCGGCGAGGCCATGATAGGTGGCCCAGCCGAACCAGCGCTCGTACTGTGCCATGTTCGGCGTGAGGATCCCGCGCACCGGCACCACCGCGAGGCCGCGCGAGACGGTGAAGCGGTCGGGGACGGTCGGGCCTGCTGCGGGAGCACGGGCCGCCGCGGCAGGATCCGCCGCGCCCTCCGGGATCGGGAGGGCAAGGAGGGGCGCCGCCAGATCCTCGGCCAGCGCCATGGGCTGCAGGGGGCCGAAGAGGCTGGCGAGCGTGCGGGTCATGGGTCTGTCTCCTCGCTGCGGGTCATGTTGGGCGCCGGGTTCAGCCGGTCGCCGCCCTCGATGGGGTCGTAGCCGTCGATGCGCCGGGCCTCGTTCGGGGTCAGGATCGGGCCGCCCACCGCCTTGGCGAGCGCCTCGTACCGTTCGCGAGTCGTGGGTCGGAGCAGGGCGCCGAAGTCATGTTTGAGGTAGAATCCGGCCCGGCGCTCGGCCTCGGTCAGCACCCCGAGCGCGAGCTGGTCCTCGACCTGTTTCGCCCAATGGAGGAGGCAGTCGGTCAGGTAATCGATGGCCTGCTGCTCGCCATTGGCCTTCACCCCGTACTCCATCATCTGGAGCTTCGCCGGCGGCACCCGGTAGATCGCCGCGATCTGCTCGCGGTCGAACTTGCGGCTCCCCAGGAGCTCCTGATCGGCCGCTTTCATGTCGAGCGTCTTCACATCCTCGCCCTCGCCGAGGATCGGGAAGCCCTCGACCTCCGGCGCGCGGAGGGCCGCGGCCACCCGGCGGGCGCTCCGGACGCGGGCCTCGTCATCCTCGTAATCGTCGCGGAGCCGGATCACGGCGCGGGCGGTGACGCCCGAGGCCGCGCGGGCCGCCGACTCCTGGCCTGCGAGCGCGAGGCCCACGCTCTCGGCCGCGACCTCGAGCGGGCTGCGGCCCGTCCAGCCATCCTCGGCCATGTAGCGCAGATGGATCATGGCGCGGGCAGGGGCGCGGCGGCGGAGGCCTGCGCCGTCCTCGAAGTCGTAGAACCGCTCCCGGCCGGCGCGGAGCACGCTGCAGCCGGACTGGCGCACGAGATCGATCAGCTCGAGCTCGCCCGCCCCGTCGCGCGGCGCCCAGGCGAAGGCATTGCCGCGAAGGGTGAAGGCATAGCCGAGCGCGAACCGCACCACCGAAGCCGCCACGCCCGGCGCGGCTTCCACATTCAGGAGATAGGGCGCGGCATGGTCGCGGACGCGGACCTCGCGGCCGTCGCCGCTGCGCTGGAAGAGCTTCAGCGGCACCTTCGCGAGATCTCCCGCGATGACGGCGCAGCAGGCATAGACCGTGGCATGGCGCTGCGCCACGTCGGCCGAGACGCGGGGCAGGGTGCGGATCCGGCTCGCCCCGCCCGAGCTCCAGCCGACCTCCTGCAGCCAGGGCTTCGGCGCCGCCGTCCCGCTCGCCTCGGCCGCGACCTGCCGCGCCGTCACCGGCGGCTCGGTGCGGACGGAGGCGCCCGCCATTCGCGAAGCGCCAAATCGGGGCCATCTGCTCATGCCGGTCCTTCCTTTTGCCAGGCGATCCGTCACGGAGCGCCTGCCTTCTCTTCCGTGATGCTGGCCGGAGCCTTAGGGGACCGGACGCCGCAGTCCGCTCCGGGCCTCTTATCGATCATTCGAAACTGTGCGCATCGTCGCCCGCAGCACTTCACTGAAGGAGATGGGAACCCATGCAACTGCACCGCGGCCGTCTGATCGATCATATTCAGCTCGTCGTGCGCGACCTGACGGCGAGCGAGACCTTCTACACGGCGGTGATGTCCGTGCTGGGGATACCGGTTCTCAGGCCGGGCGATGGGTACTTCATCGCGGATGAACTTACCGTATCCGCTGCCGACAGCCCGACCTCGTCGGGCGAGTTGACCGGGCGGCACCACCTTGCCTTTCAGGCCAAGGATCGCGAGACGGTCGATGCTTTTTACAAAGCGGCCTTGGAGAATGGCGGGCGCGATAATGGTGCGCCCGGGATCCGGGCCTATCATCCGGGATATTATGCCGCCTTCGTGCTGGACCCCGATGGCAACAACATCGAGGCGGTCTTCCAAGGCGACGCAACCCGAAACGTGTCGTCGGTCACCCTCGATTTTTAGGCCGGTGCCGTTCCTTCCTCATTCCCGGCCACGGTCTTTCGCGAAGCGCGAGCGGCGTCTCCGCTCACGCCGTCTCCACCTCGCGTGCGCGGCGGCGGCCTTCGGCGGCTTCGGCGCGCCCCAAGGCCATGATGGCGGCCACCGCCGGGTCGATCCGGCCCTTCGAGCGGGCCTTGTTCGGCTTGATGTTCTCGGCCGCATCCTCGTCGCGGTGCACGTTGCCCACCGCCCAGGCCAGCACCGGGTTGCCCGCGTGCCGGATCCGGCCCTTCGCCACCGCCTCCTCGAACCGCTTCATCGGCGAGGACATCGAACCGTAGCCCTGCCCGTGCTCGACCAGCGGGAAGCGCCGCTTCAGGAGCTCCTTCGCCATGTATTTCATGCCCCAGCGGTCGTAGGCGAGCTCGCGCAGGTCGAACCGGGCTCGGATCGTCTCGAGCCGCTCGATCACCTGATCCTCGTCGATCACGCCGCCCGAATGGACCTCGAGCCAGCCCGCATCGCGCCAGGCGACATATTCGCGCTTCTCCTTCTGCGCCCGCGCGATGAAGCCCTTCGGCCCCTCCGGCAGGAAGGAATAGGCCAGGAGATAGATCTGCCCGTCCTTCGGCACGGCGACCGAGATCGCGGTGAGGTCGGTGGTCTTCGACAGATCGAGCCCGACCCAGGCCGGCAGGCCGTAGAGCGCGCGCGGGTCGAAGGGCTCGGCGCCGCGGTCCCAGACGTCGCGGGCGATCCAGGTCTGGGCGCCTTCCGTCCAGAGGTTCATGTGCAGCCGGCGGAAGTTCGGCATCTTGCCCGAGATCACCGTCGCCTCCCGGTACATCTCGCCGAACCGCTCCTCGGAGAAGGCCACGCCGAGGTTCGGGTTCGCCATCTTCCAGAAGCGCGGATCGGCCACGTCGCAGTCGGGCGGGGGCTCGGCCACATAGGCGAAGAAGCTGTCGTCGCTGACCGTGCCGCGCACCACCTCCTCGGCATAGTCGCGCATCTCGCCGCAGAGGCTCGCGCGATCCGCGCCGGCGGTGGTGATCGCCCAGTCGATCGGCTGGGCGCGGGCGATCATCGAGTTGGTCAGCACCTCGGCGAGCTCGCGGTCGGTCCAGCGGTGGACCTCGTCGCGGGCGGCGAAGTGCGGGTTGATCCCGTCCGAGCTGTTGCCGTCGCGCGAGAGGCAGGCGATCAGCCCCTCGGTCGCGGGCACCTCGATGGAGGTCCGCCAGACCTGCATCAGGGCCGAGAGATGCGGCGAGGCGCGGATCATGCGCTTGAGCTCGCGGAAGAGGAGCCCCGCCTGGTCGCGTGTGGTGGCGGCGCAGTATCCCTGCGGCGCGGCCTCGCGGTCGAAGAGCGCGGTGAAGAGGGCGGGCACCGCCGTGTCGGTGGTCTTGCCGTTCTTCTTCGCGACCTGATGATAGGTGGTGCGGAAGCGGCGGAGCCCGCCCTCCTTCTTCCAGCCGAAGACCGAGCCGTGCCGGAAGGCCTGCCAGGGGCGCAGCGTGAGCGGGCGGCCCGCCAGCGGCCCCGTGGTGTGCTGGATCAGCTCGGCGAAGTTCAGCACCCGGCTGGCTGCGCGGCAGTCGAACCAGAGGCCGCGGTCGCGCCCGGTCTCGAGATCGGTCAGGTGGCGCAGGCAGGCGAGGCGCACCAGCTCGCCTGCGGTCTCGCGGCCCTCGACCACATCGAGCGCATAGCGCGAGACCGGATGGTCAATCGGCTCCATCGAGGGTCTTCAGGATCTCGTCGAAGAGATCGCCCTGTCCGGTGACGCGGACGCGGGCCTCGTCGACGGGGGTGAGGCCGAAGCGGGCGGCGAGCTGGTTCATGACGGCGATGGCATCCTGCCGCTGGCCCCAGACGGCGCGCTTCTTCTGCTGGCGGCCGTTGCGGGTCTCGACCTCGTACCAGCTGCCGAAGGCCGCGATGTCGCCGGTGAAGCGGATGACATCGGCGACGGCCTCGCAATAGACCGCGAACGGATCCTCGAAGGCGGGCTCGAGCCGCTTCTTCGCGATGAGCACCGGGGCGAGGCGCTCCCAGACCTCGCGCCCTTCCGCGCTCATCCACTCCGGGGCCTCCGGCACGGGCGCCGAGAGGTCGCCCTTCATCGGGATGACGTTCGAGACCTTCGGCTTCTGCCCGCGCATCGTGACTGTCCTTGTTCTATGGGGACCGCGCCCGCGCCGGCCCGATCCCGCCGCATCGGCGGCCGGATCGGGCGCGCCGGGATCGGCGGTCCATCATGTCTGTTGTGCGCCGCGCGGAGCGGAGCGGGGGCTGCCCGACCCTCTTACCCCTCTGCCCGGTGGGCTTTTTTTGCCAATTCGCCGTGCACGAAAAGGAAGGTTCGAGCGCCGGTTACCGTGCCGACCCCTCCGATTTTCCGATACCCCCCGGTGGGTGGAAGACCTCGCGCGCGGTCTTGCGGCTGTGGCAGGGCCGGCATAGCGGCTGCCAGTTGGCCCGGTCCCACATCAGGCCGGGATCGCCGCGGTGCGGCCGGATGTGGTCGACCTCGGCCGCGGCCACCACGAGCCCGAGCCCGGCGCAGTCGGCGCAGAGCGGATGGGCCGCGAGGAACCGCGCCCGTGCCCGCCGCCA